TCCTTGGGTACTAACAAGATCAACTCCAGAAGATCAACCTGCTGAATTAACAGGTGGTTCTTTCGTATTTGTTGAAGAAGGAACATTAAATGCTAACAATGGTTATACATTTACACATACAGGTGCTCCAACATTTGGAACAACTAATTTAGATGTATCACAATTCTCTGGTGCAGGTCAAATAACTGCTGGTGCCGCTTTATCAAAAGATGGTAACCAATTAGATGTTGAAGTTGACAATTCTTCAATTGAAGTTAATACAGACGCATTAAGAGTTAAAGGATTAGGTATTACAAATGCTATGTTGGCAGGAACAATTCAAACAACTAAACTTGCAAATCCATTTATAACATTAACAGATGAATCTTCTACAACAGGAAGAGTTTATTTAGAAGAAAATTTAGATTTCTTAGCAGGTGAAGGTATTAATACAGTTGTTGATAATAACTCTATTACAATTCAAGGAGAAGACGCTTCAAATTCAAATAAAGGTGTTGCTAAATTTACTTCAGACAACTTTACAGTTACAACAGGTGAAGTTGAAATTTCAACTATTGACGGAGGTTCTTTCTAATGATAGAACAATTAAAAAGATGGTGTATTGAAGTTTCAAAAGAATTATGTAATGAAACAGTCAGTACAGCAGGAACAATATGTGATGAAACTAAAAAAGCAAATGCTAGTTTTGTCAAGGCAATAATGGATAGTATCTAATGAATCTTTGGAAGAAGATTAAATGGTTTTTGCTTTCAGGAGCACCAGGCATTAATAAAGAACCAAAGAAAAAGAGTACAGTTATTTTACTTAAAGATTTAAAAAGTAAAACTAAAAGTGAATTAGAGAGAATTGGTAGAAAATTAGGAATTGAATTAGATAGAAGATTAACAAAAATAAAATTAATAAACAAAATAAAATTCAAAGCAAAAATGAATAGACTTAAAAAATAATGGCAACAGTAATAAAAATTAAAAGATCAGAAACACCAGCACAAGTTCCAGGCGCAGGCGCTTTAGAAGCAGGCGAATTGGCAATGAATTTAACTGATGGTAAGTTATATTCTAAAACAAGTGGTGGTGTAGTTAAAGAAGTTGGTGGTGCAGGTGCCGTAACTTTACAAGCAGTTACACAGGCAGGTGCAGTAACCGATAATGATATTACTTTAAACGGTTCAAATTTAATCTTTGAAGGATATTTAGAAAACGCATACGAAACAACTTTAACAGTTGTAGAACCTACTGGTGATAGAACAATATATTTACCTAATTCAGATGGTCAAGTTGCAATGGATGGAGACGCATTAGCGTATTCAATAGTATTTGGTAGTTAATTATGGCGTCAACATTTAAAAATGCAGGTATCACCGTTCCAGTGGTGGACGATTCATCAGCAAATTTATTTACTGCTGGTGCAAGTGCAACTGCTGTAATTCACGCTGTATATGTTTCAAATAAAAGTTCAAGTGCTAGTGCAACTGTAAATGTTAAAGTTACAACTGACGGTGGTTCTACTTTTTATCATATTGGTAGAAGTTTAGAAGTTCCACCAAACAATACATTAACACTAGACAAACCTGTAAATTTAGAAAACAATGATATTATACGAGTTGTTGCTGATCCTTCTCCTGATTCAAGTTCAGTTGATGTTGAGGCATACGCAAGTATCCTTGAATTAACATAGGAATATAAATATAGAAAAATGGCATATTTAGTTTCACATACACCCGCTGCTTCTACAAAAGTAAAAACTTTTAACGCAATAAGACGCACAAAAGAAGGTCTGTTATATTTAACTTCTATAAATCCTAACATTGGTTCTGAAACTATTGAAGTATCAAAATATTACGAAGATGGAAAGTCAGATTTCGTTGGAAGAAACGAAGAGGACTATGTTGATGAAAGATTAGAGATGTTTGATGTTCATTATTTCACAACTGATGGTACATTATATCAATTTACAATATCAACACCAGTATTAAATGAGTCAAGGATTGCAGTATTTTTAGATGGAGTTCAACAAGTTCCATTTTCAGACTTTACTTTAGTCAATAATACCGTAGTAACTTTCACACTAATTCCAAAGACTGGATTGAGTATTGTAGTAGGGCAAGTTAAGAAACGATACTTTAATAATGATAGTGATAAATTTCAACAAATAAACTTTTCATCTAATCCTACTACAACTTTTCTTATAAATAGTAATAGTGGAGATTTAGTAAAAAGAAGTAATCAAGGAGTTACAAGGTCAGCAGAGGGAAGTGATGACTTTGATACTTTTGAAAGTACAACAGCAAGTTCAGGTACAACAACATACCAGAGTGCTGTATAATGAGAAATTAAGGGAAACAAATGGCAGATTTTAAACTAGGCAGACTTAAATTTAAATGGAGAGGTGATTGGGCAACTAGTACAGGTTATTTAATAGATGACATTATAAAATACGGTGGTAATTCATATGTATGTATTCAAAATCATACATCACCAGCTAGTGAAGGTCTATTTTATACAAGTCCTGGAACATATACAGATTATTGGCAACTACACGGCGAATCATTTTACTTTAAAGGAATTTATGCCAATGCAACTTGGTACAAGTTAAATGACCTAGTTACTTACGGTGGTAAACAATACCGAACAACAACTGCTCACACATCAACAAGTGCAGTTATAGACTTTGCAAAATTTGAACAATATTCAGACGGTATCACTTTTAGAGGTGATTACGCTTCAGATACACAATACAGATTAAACGACCTAGTTAAATATGGTGGACGAACATATAGAACAGTAACAGAACACACATCTGCTTCAGGTGGTGATTCTTTTATAAATTTAGGAAACTTTTCACTTTATAGTGAAGGTTTAGCATTTTTAGGTGATTGGGCAACTACAACATATTACAGATTAGATGATGTTGTTAAGTTTGGTTCATACCAATATAAATGTACAACTGCCCACACTTCAGGTGTTGATGTCAATAATTTTGCTGAAGGAAACTTTACAGTTTATTCAGAAGGATTACAATTTGAAGATTCATACAACGCAAGTACGGTTTACCAAAAAGGTGATGTCGTAACTTACGGTGGGTATTCTTATGTATGGGTTGATACAAACGAAGGTTCAGGACGAACTCCTGCCGACGATTCTTATTGGGATATAATCACAACAGGTTTCAATGCAACTGGAGTTTATGCTCACGGTACTGCATACAAAACTGGAGATACAGTCCAGTACGGTGGTAATTCTTATGTCAGTATTTTAAATAATACAAACGAAAGACCTGCACAAGTAGATGGATCAGTTAACGCAACTTATTGGAAAGTTGTTGTTGAAGGATTTAAATGGAGAGGTACTTGGTCTTCACTTACAACATATGAAGTTGGTGATACTGTAAGATATAGTTCAAACTCATATACTTGTTTAAAAGATCAACAATTAAATATTCTTCCAGGTTCAGACGCAACCGTATGGGCAATCGTTGCCCAAGGTGATACTGCCGCTGTATTAACTACTCGTGGCGATATGATCGTTGAAAACGCTGGTGGTGTTGGTAGATTACCATTAGGTCTTCCTGGTTCATTCTTAACTAACGATGGTTTAGATATCCAGTGGAGTACTCCTTCAGGTGGAAATGTTTTATGGGTTTCACCAAGTGGTACAGACGGTGGTACTAGTACAGGTACAGAATCAGCGCCTTTTAAAACAGTTGGATACGCATTAAATAGGGCAAAGAAAAATCAAATTAGAGAAGTAGAAAATATTGAAGGTTATTCAGGATTAACTCCTTCTACTTACTTTAATGTTAGAGCAGTAGCATATAAAGAATTTACAGTTTCACAAGTTCCAGACACAACATCTTTTGAAATTTCATTAGACACATCAACATTTGCACACACTTATGTTAATGGTGGTTCAATTAGAAAAACAGACGATAGTACATTAACAGTAACTAACGCACCTTACAATAATATTACAGGTGTTATTACAATCACAACTTCAGGTGTTCACGGATTAAATATAAATGATACAATAAGATTAAGAGGTATGAATTATACCTGTACACAAGGTTCTAAAACATATCCAGAAACTGGTACTGATTCACATTGGAGAGTTAATACTTCAGGTGGAGTATCGGTTACATTATCTTCTGGTGGATCATATCATAATGTAGGAGATAAATTAAGAATTGAT